AGTTCATGTCCTGTCTCCTCGTTCTCCTTGATTACAGTATGGTTCAACGCCAACAACTCGTCAACCTTCTGCCTCAATTCAGTGATCTGATTCTCCTTAGAAGTCAGGTTACGCTGTTGGATACCTTGACCCAACTCGTACACATCCTTGACCAGTGCCAGTGCAGTCTCCACCGTGAGTGTGTCCGACACTATACGAAGGAAGGCATCAGGATCTTCAAGCAGATGCGCTGTGATGTCACCATCACTATAACCCCACCGCTCCAGTAGCTCAAGTGCATCGCTGATGTTGTCAGGCTCCATGTACTCCATGATATCATCATCATAATCATTCAGATCAATCTCTGTGCTTACCTCAATGTAACTGTTTCTCCAACCCATGATACTTCTCCTTTGTAAACTCAGGTTTACTTAACGTGCTCGACAATAACCGAAGTCGTGTCGAACTTGTAGCACAGTTGACAGTCAATACACTTCTGCCCTGTGCAGTTAGCATCACCACGATACTGCTTGGTGACGTTGTTGAACACGCGATGAAATCCCCTTGGTGGTTTCTCCAACACGCTATCAATCTTTGGATTACTATAAACAAGAATCATATTCTCAGGTACATGATGCCTGTTCGGACGGACTATGTCAACTCGCTTAGTCCACAGTGCAAACGTACAGTGACCATTGCTCTCCGCTATGTCACACAAATTGAGGAAGTGAGTATCGTTAATCAACTCCCCGTGACCATGAAACCTCACGAATGCAGCGTTGATCTTTGGAATGTCAACCTCCCTATCACTAGAAAGTATGTCACTATTACGCTGGAATGATGGTTGACAATTCTTACGATAGGTACTCAGCATCCGCTGGCTGTAACACATCGTGCAAATGTTGTCCGCTCCACCACTTTTGTACTGCTTGACACAGTACGCATTGGTAGCTGTGTTGGTATTGATAGCAGGAATGCCCGCCAACTTACCACTCATCTTAGACACACTAGGCTTATGCATACCACACCTCCTCACTTACTCCTCCACCTCAACACATTCTGCTTGTCTTCACCCAACGATTCATGGATTACTGGAGCCTCTTCCTCGACGATCCAAGACCGCATACCATTCATCTCAAAATAGTCGAGCCGATACAGCGCCTCACTCTTGTCGCGATATACGCCACCCAAAAAAGGATCATAGCTGCTTTCTTGTGCGTACACAATATAAATATCTTCCATTCTCATAATCGCTCTCCTTAATCATACATCCAATGAGGATCAGGTTCCTCCCCATCATGGTTAGTAGACCACTCGTTTAAGTAGTAGTCCTTATCACGCAATGTCTCCACCCATACACGCCTATACTCAGGGTATCGCTCGCGTATCCTTGATGCTTCCGACCACGCATCATCCTCGCTCGACCACTCGTTATCACTAGGCCGAGTCTCATCGTTGCACTCATCACGAGCCATCACTATGTATGCCATGCTACTTCCTCCTCAAGTTGTGCTTTAAGTCGACGCTCTCTGTCAGCCATCGCGTCGAAAAGTACGTCTTCGTTGCGATCTAGCCCTTGGCTGATGATTTTGATGGCCTCCAACGGGGTGTCGCACTGCTCTTTGAGATCCAGTGGTATCTGCTTCATCACTCCTCCCCAAACTCACAACGCCAGCAGTCAATGTCATACTCCGTGTACAACACACCATGCCGACAACGATCAGGCCACCCATCGTGGTGCTTATCCTGACACTCACCACACACCAACGTACTACCATGAATAGAAGTAGAACCACACCGCATCTCAATAGTACGCGGCATGAACTCTCCATCACGGTAGTAGGTCTGCGCTACCTTGTTTTCACAACGCATCACTCCCTCCACTCTTTGTACTCATACGTTTCAGCATCCTGCTTTATGTTCAGGTGGTTGGCAAACATCACAGCCAGTAACTCACCACCAAACTCGGCAGGCTCCCACTCATCACCGTGACACCACTCAATGTAGTCACAGTCAGGAGTCCCGACATAACCGATCACGTTCCACGCACCAGTGTGACTTTCAACTGCTCGCCACCGTTTCAACTTCAAGGTATGTGTCTGATAACCGGCAACGAAACCATCGTCTTGCATTCGCTCCTCTCTTTTGACCGGGGTCAACTTGTTGAGAATGATTATCATCTAGCCTTATAACACTAGGGAATAACTTCCCCCAGCATAATGACATTATCTCATATAGCCTAGGAATTGTCTAGTCGCGCTGTGAGAGCGATTAGGTAAGGGTAGGGGTAGGGTATAGGGTAGGAATAGAACGTGTCTTAGAGAGCGTTTGAGAGCTTCCTACGGGCATAAAAAAACCCCACCATTGCTGGCAGGGTTTCGGTAGAGCTGGGTTGCTATTCAGTGAGACCGATTAGCAGGATACCAGCACAAATAATAGTCCATGCTATCTGATCGAATGACGGATCAATCAGCATCAGCATTCAGCAGATCAGTGATGCATTCGATGACATCTTGCTTAGTCCATTTGCCAATGCTTTTGGCTTCAGACCATAAAGGTGCAAGGTGTGGCGTCACAATCTCGACTAGAGTTTTTTCGCCATCGGTCTGCGCGGGCTTTTCTGGCGCGGCATCTTCGGGCTTTGGTTCAGCGTCTTTTTTGGTATTGGGATCTGCTAGCGCATCGTATAGCGGCCTAATGCCCGAAGTGTCAGTGAGCTTGGATCTTACTAGGGCTTCACCTTCTTCGGGGGTCTCGATGCCATGAGCCTTGCAAATTTTCGCATTGCTATTAGTCATCAAGTAGGCGATTCGCTTTACCTTCGATGTCATGCTGGCGGCGGCTTTGTAACCTGCCTCAGTCAGCACTTCGTCGTAAGTGGCAAGGTAGGCGTCACAATCCTTTTTGGTGTGGCAGACCTTGGCGATGCTATTTACCAGTTTGAGAGCGGTACTGCCTTCAAGCTTGGCAATTTTTTGCTCATTGCCTATCAAGTCATTGGCGGCAATGCGAGCGGCGGAAGAAACCGCCTTGCTGATTTTGGTTTGAGTAGTCATATCAATTTACCTTTAAAGTCAGTGCAAAATAGCACCATCTCCAGATGATGACAGATATAGCAAGTAGCGTCAACGGTTTGACCGGGGTCAACTAGATGAGAATCATTCTCATTAGGCGATTAACGATCTCTGAATACTAGGTCATAGGGTAAAGCTATCGTGTTGTGACGGGCTTGTGAGAGCCTCTGACGGCTTATTCGATTGGGCTATGTAGCACCTTCACAAACCCACACATTCGGTATATCTCCGCAATGCTATTGAGAATCGTTATCATCTGCTCAGATGCTATTGAGAATCGTTATCATCTCCCCAATGCAAACGCAAATCATTATCATTTAGGGGCCGGGGGAGGGTTTTTGTAGGTCTGCGCGGCGGTGGTGCTACACAGACACAAAAAAGAGTCAAATTAGAACATAGTAATTCTTGTTATTTGTCCTTTTATATCAAAAAGTTACATAGAACTAATCTGTTCTGTAAATACACAGACAATCTGCACTGTAAATCCGTAGGTTTCCCCACAGAAACTGTAAATATTGCCTCTCTAAATAGATTTATCTTGACTTTCATAGAAAAGTATGTTATAATATATACTATATAGTAAACAACAAGAAACAAGTATAAGGATTAAACCTAAAAACCTTCTAGGTAAGGAACTATACAGTATGGACAACGACACAGATTCTAGTAATCCTGTTGGTCGCCCTAAGAAGTCTTCTGTTTCTAGTAAAAAGAAAGGTTCTAGAGGAGCAGTTGGTCGTCCTAAAGGTGATGCAGCGATTATAAACGAGTACAAGGCTCGGATGTTAAACTCACCACGGTCACGGGCAGTCATGGATGCTATCTTTGAAGCTGCTACAGACCCAGATCACAAGAATCAGGCAGCAGCGTGGAAGTTAGTTATGGATCGTATTCTTCCTGTTGCTGCATTTGAAAAGGATATTGTCAAAGATGCGGGAAGAAGCGCGATACAAATTAATATCACTGGGGTTGGAACTGCGACTATTACTGGAGAAGCTGAAGAGGACAGTGAAAGCGAAGATTCAGTGGTTGCGGTTCAGGATCAATGAGATTAAGGAAGACATCAAACAACTTATCCATGAAACATTTCGCTAAAGCGGAGTTTGATTGTCAACATACAGGTGAAAACCAAATGGAACAGGCTTTCTTAGAGAAAATAGAAGCACTAAGAGAGTATTGTGGTTTTCCTTTTGTTATCACCAGCGGCTACAGAAGCCCTAGCCACCCGTTAGAGGCCATAAAAGAGATACCGGGAACTCACGCGCAAGGCATAGCAGCAGATATAAAGATAACTAACTCTGCTCATCGGTATACGCTAATAAAAGGGGCTTTAGAACACGGTTTTACTGGCATAGGGGTCGCTGGTGACTTTATTCATGTAGATACACGGGGATCTGTTCCTGTTATATGGACGTATTAAACACAAAGCCCTTATTGGAGAACTTTAAATGAAATTCATTACAACAATGTTAGCGGTACTTTTACTCGTGGGTTGTGCAACTAGCTCAACTCAATACTATGAAGCAGTACAAAAAACAGCAGAGGCTAACGCAAAAGCAGCGCAAGCTAAGTTTGATGCCTTATCTGCTATTGCTACTGCAGGAGATGGACAAGCCGCTAGTGCTGCTGTAATGGCTTTGGCTCTTACACAGACTCCTTCAGTAACGCCTATCCCTCAACAATCAGAAGCTATGCAGTGGGCATCTATTCTTGCTTCTCCTGTTACTTCTCTTGGTATGATGTGGATGCAGGCAGACTCGTCAAAGACTATGGCTCGTATGAACGCAAGGGTAGACTTAGCTTCTATTAAAGCTGACGCTGAAACCCAACAAGCCTTGTACGGCAGTTTCTCTGACATCTCTAGCTCTGGGTTTAATGCTGTAAGCAACGTAGACTATGGACAGTTCATTGACGGTATGGTTACGCTAGGCACTACGGGTATGGATAACTTGGTTGGTTTAGGCACTGCTGGCTTTGACGCTAACACTACTATTGCTGTTGCAGGCATTACTCAAGTTGGAGCTACTGCTGAAGACGGTATTAACGCAACGGCTAATGTTGGCCTTGCTGGTATGACAAACCTTGTGACTCTTGGCACCAATGGCCTTGAGGCGGCTGAGACTCTCGGTATTCAAGGTATGATGGGCATCCATGAGACTAATGAAGATTGGCTTTCTTATCTTAATAAGAACGATTTGATTATGCAGGACATCCTGAAAAACAACGGCTGTACGATTACTACGGATTCAAACAATAAGATCGTAGTAACCTGTAACTAACTTTGACTGATCTTAATGTTCAGTTGTTGCCGTGGCAGCAAGATGTCTACTCTGATTCTACACGATTCAAGGTAGTAGCTGCTGGAAGACGGACAGGGAAGTCCCGACTAGCTGCATGGATGTTAATCATTAACGCCCTACAGACAGATAAAGGGCAAGTTTTTTACGTTGCGCCCACTCAGGGTCAGGCCCGTGACATCATGTGGCAAACCCTGATGGAGCTAGGAAACCCTGTAATCTCAGGTAGTCACATTAACAACCTGCAGATTAAGCTGGTCAACGGGGCCACCATTAGTCTCAAAGGAGCCGATAGGCCAGAGACAATGCGTGGTGTTTCCTTGAAGTTTCTTGTGATGGATGAGTACGCAGACATGAAGCCTGACGTATGGGAGCAGATCCTCCGTCCAGCACTAGCTGACCAAAAGGGTTCAGCAATGTTCATAGGTACGCCTATGGGCAGGAACCACTTTTATGAACTGTACAAAATGGCAGAGCTAGGAGATGACGAAACGTACAAGGGGTGGCACTTTACGTCTTACGACAACCCTATATTAGATCCTAATGAGATAGATACAGCCAAGAAGTCTATGTCTTCTTATGCTTTTCGACAAGAGTTTATGGCCTCCTTTGAAGCACGAGGCTCAGAGATGTTCAAGGAAGATTGGGTAAAGTTTGGAGAAGAACCAGACGTAGGTGACTACTACATAGCAGTTGACCTAGCAGGTTTTGAGGAAGTCAACAAGAAACGGACAAAGAATACAAAACTAGATGAAACTGCAATCGCTGTCGTTAAAGTTAGTCCTAATGGTTGGTACGTTGATAACATTATATATGGGCGGTGGAGCCTTGACGAGACTGCCGCCAAGATATTTCAAGCCGTTAGAGATTACAGACCCATCAGCGTTGGTATTGAAAGAGGAATAGCAAAACAAGCAGTAATGAGTCCTCTTACTGATTTAATGAAACGCCACGGTACGTTCTTTCGTGTAGAAGAGTTGACCCACGGTAACAAGAAGAAGACAGACAGGGTTATGTGGGCCTTACAGGGACGTTTTGAAAACGGATACATAGATTTAAACAAAGGTGAATGGAACAACAGATTCTTAGATCAACTGTTCCAGTTTCCAGATCCATTAACTCACGATGACTTGGTTGACGCATTAGCATACATAGATCAGTTAGCAAAGGTTGCGTACAGCTACGAATTTGAAATTGACGATCACGAATTACTTGATATAGTGGCAGGATACTAATATGGCAGACGCAGAACTTTATAGTCCAGACCCTTTAATGATTGAAGAAGCTCTTGAAGATTGGGTAATGACTAAGTGTGAAAACTGGCGAGATCACTACGAGTCAAACTACGAAGCAAAGTTTGAGGAATACTACAGACTGTGGCGAGGTCAATGGGATCCTGCTGACTCGGAAAGAGCATCAGAGCGTTCTAGAATTATCTCTCCTGCGCTTCAGCAGGCTGTAGAGTCTAACGTAGCGGAACTAGAAGAAGCTACATTTGGTCGTGGTAAGTGGTTTGACATTACTGATGACATGAACGATCCAGAAAAACAAGACATTCAATATCTCAGAAAGAAACTAACAGAAGATTTTGAGATGTGTAAGGTTCGTAAAGCAGTTGCAGAATGTCTGATTAACGCTGCTGTGTTTGGTACAGGTATTGGGGAGATAGTCCTTGAAGAAATTAAAGAGATGGCTCCAGCGACTCAACCCATTATGGGTGGGGATCTGCAAGCTGTGGGCGTTAATGTTACGGATAGGGTTGTTGTTAAGCTCAAACCCGTATTACCCCAGAACTTCTTAATTGATCCTGTTGCTACTTCTATTGAGGATGCATATGGAGTAGCTATTGATGAGTTTGTGTCTAAACACAGCGTAGAGTTAATGCAAGAGCAAGGTATTTATCGTGAAGGCTTTATTGAGTCTGCTGCTCCTGATACAGATTTAGAACCAGACCAAGACCTTACACTTTATAACGATGACAAAGTAAGACTAACCAAGTACTACGGTCTTGTGCCTAGTGAACTGCTTAAAGCTGAAGGTGTAGATGTAGAGTCTGACTCCATGTACGTTGAGGCTATTGTCGTTGTTGCTAATGGAGGGACACTTCTAAAAGCAGAAGCTAATCCCTACATGATGGAAGACCGTCCTGTAGTAGCTTTTCCTTGGGACGTAGTTCCTAGCCGCTTTTGGGGCCGTGGTGTATGTGAAAAAGGATACAACAGCCAGAAAGCCCTTGACACTGAGCTACGCGCTCGTATTGACGCCCTGAGTCTTACTATTCACCCGATGATGGCTATCGACGCCACTAGACTACCACGAGGTGCTAAACCTGAAGTTCGTCCGGGTAAAATGATTCTTACTAACGGAGATCCTCGTGAAGTACTTCAACCATTCAACTTTGGACAAGTGGGGCAGATTACTTTTGCTCAAGCTGCAAGCCTTCAGCAAATGGTGCAACAAGCGACAGGCGCTGTGGACTCCGCAGGGATCGCTGGACAGGTCAATGGTGAAGCTACTGCTGCTGGGATCAGTATGTCTCTTGGTGCAATTATTAAGAGACATAAGCGCACCCTTATAAATTTCCAACAATCTTTCCTGTTGCCTTTTGTAACTAAAGCGGCTCATAGGTATATGCAATTTGATCCTGAGTCGTATCCTGTAGCTGACTATAAGTTTACTGCTTCGTCTACTCTGGGCATTATTGCTAGGGAATACGAAGTTACTCAGCTTGTACAATTGCTACAAACTATGAAGCAAGACAGTCCATTGTATCCTGTACTTATTCAAAGCATTATTGACAACATGAACTTGTCTAACCGCGAAGAGCTTATCGGCGCTCTGCAGCAAGCAGGTCAGCCTGATCCGCAACAACAGCAAATGGCTATGGCGGCACAGCAAGCTCAGATGGCCTTCCAGCAGAGTCAAACATCTGCTCTTAACGCACAAGCTGCTGAGTCGCAAGCAAGAGCAGGTAAGTACGCTGTTGAAACACAACTTGCTCCTGAAGAACTACAAGTCGATAAGATTAATGCTATTACCCGTAACCTCCAAGCAGGAGATGAAGACGATAAAGAATTTGAGCGTAGACTCAAGGTTGCAAACGCCCTTTTAAAAGAAAATGAAATAGAAGGAAAACGTAAAAATGCTAATGACACAGACAGAAATCAACAGCCTGCTGAAACAGATCAACGAAGCGTTCCAGACTCAGTTAGACAAATTGGACTTGTTGGAGAACCGGGTCAAGGATTTGGAGGACAAGGCTAATGCCCAGCAAAAAGGATCCAAGACTAGCACGAGCAGGAGTAAGCGGGTACAACAAGCCGAAGAGAACGCCGAACCATCCTAAAAAGTCTCACATAGTTGTAGCTAAATGTGAAGATGGGTCTGTAAAAACAATACGCTTTGGACAACAAGGTGTTAGTGGTGCTGGAAAAAGTCCTAAGACTGACAAAGAAAAAGCTAGGCGTAAATCTTTTAAAGCTCGCCACGCTAAAAACATAGCTAAAGGAAAATGCTCCGCAGCTTATTGGGCAAACAAAGTTAAATGGTAAATATATATTGCGTTGTTTGGCATGACGCTCAAGGAGGAGCTAATGTAGGCTGGAGAGATATAGAGGAATTAAAAACTCTTAAACCAGCTATTGCAGTTTCTGTTGGGACTATTTTACATCAAGACGAGTATAAATTAATTATTTGTCCTCATGTTTTGTTAGAAGAGGGAGAGATTACAGAAGGAGATGCAGAACTTGTTATACCTACATCGTGGGTGGCTTCACTAACTAAGATATACACACTAGAGTAAAGGAAAATATTATGGCTGCAGTAAAAAAATCGTATTCTTACCCTCCAAAGAAAAAGAAGAAGAAAAAGTACCAAAAGTATAAATAAAGCTTGACTTTAGTTATAAAATATGGTATAATATATATTATATAGTTCTATAGAGATAACCGAGGTGGCCTCAAGTGGATCAAGAAACACAAGAATATTACGACAATTACTTTAATCTTTTTATGACGGACGGTTGGAAACAACTGATGCAGGACTTTAACAACAACGCTGAACACATTAACAGCGTCGAAGCAGTTAAAGACGCTGACGATATGTACTTCCGTAAGGGACAACTAAACGTATTAGCCCACTTAATCAACATGGAAAACATAGTCAGTACTAACTATGACGAAGCTAATAAGTCTGAAGAAGATGATTAAAGTATTTGATTTTAAGTGTACTAACGGACACATTTTTGAAGAATTTGTAGACGGCAATATAGCAACCACTAGGTGCGGTTGTGGTGCCAACGCTACAAAAATTGCATCAGCAACTCAACACATTCTTGAAGGACACTCAGGTGACTTCCCCGGAAGACATATGAAGTGGGTTAAAGAACATGAAGCGGCTGGGCAGAAAGGTAGGGAATCTCAACAGAGGTAACTCCCATTTTAATTCTCCATAACCTGACAGTAGGCGGGGTAAGTTTATAATGTCACGAGCGACACTAATTGATGAGCGTCCAGAAGATATCGAAGCAACGGATCAGCTTGAACAAAACACTATTGAGACTCCTTTAGAAGAGGAACTAACTCAAGAAGAGGTTGAACTACCGGAAAAGTACCAAGGTAAGTCTGTCGAAGACCTCGTACAGATGCACCAAGAGCTTGAGAAGTTTTCAGGCAAACAGAGTACGGAAGTTGGCGAGCTACGAAAAGTTGTTGATGATTATATTCAAACACAGACACAACTCTCAGAACAAGCACCTCAACAACAGCAAGAACAAGATGAAGAAGTTGATTTCTTTGTAGATCCAGCTTCTGCTGTAAACAGAGCTATAGATAATCATCCTAAGATTAAAGAAGCGCAAGCGTATACCGAGCAGTACAAAAAGCAGGCAACGATGGCACAACTTCAACAGCAACACCCAGATATGGAAGCTATCCTACAGGATGCTAAGTTTGCTGAATGGATCAAGGGATCAAAAGTCCGAACACAATTATTTGTACAAGCTGACCAGATGTACGATTACGATGCTGCCAACGAACTGTTTAGTCTTTGGAAAGAACGAAGTCAAGCGGTTCAACAAACAGCGCAAGCTGAAAAGCAGGCTCGTAAAAATGCAGTAAAGACAGCTAATACAGGTAACGCTCGCGGAGCAGTAGAAGGATCTCGTAAGAAGACTTATCGTCGTGCTGACCTTATAAATCTTATGAAAACAGACCCTGATCGCTACATGGCACTACAGCCTGAAATTATGGCGGCTTATGCGGAGAAAAGGGTCAAATAGCCTAAAGGAGAATTATCATGGCTACTGCAACTTATCCCGGCGCGGCTGGTAATACAGCCCTAACAGAAGCAGCAACTTTTATTCCAGAAATCTGGAGTGATGAAATTATTGCTGCTTATCAAAAGAACCTGAAGATGGCTCCTCTTGTCAAGCGTATTGCTATGACGGGCAAGAAGGGTGACGTTATTCACATTCCTAAGCCTACTCGCGGCGATGCCAATGCTAAAGCGGCTGACACTGCAGTAACGATTATTGCCAACACTGAATCAGAGTTGACAGTTACTATTAATCGTCACTTTGAGTACTCACGTCTGATCGAAGACATCGTAGAAGTACAGGCTCTATCATCTCTGCGAAAGTTTTACACTGAAGATGCTGGCTACGCTCTGGCTGTACAGGTTGATAACGACCTTCACGCGGCTGGTACTGGTTTTGGCGATGGTGGTGCTATTGTATATAGTCCTGCTGCTACTGACTACCAGCACACTGGTTGTTTCTTCAACGATAACGGTACTACCACTCAGTACACTGATGACACTCTGGTAGCTGGTGACGAGTTTACGGATGCTTTCTTCCGTGACATGATCCAAAAGCTAGATGACAACAATGTACCGATGGAAAACCGTTGTCTTATCATCCCGCCTGCAACGCGCAACGCGATTATGGGTATTGATCGATACGTGTCTTCTGACTTTGTAAGCGGTAAGAGCGTTGAGTCAGGCTTGATTGGTAACCTGTATGGTGTAGACGTTTACGTTTCTGCCAACTGCCGAACCATTGAAGCTGCTGGCGACAACACTGCTTCTAGCGTTGACACTCGTGCCGCCCTTCTGTTCCACCATGACGCTGTTGTTATGGCAGAGCAACTGGCTGTACGTTCACAGACTCAGTACAAGCAAGAGTACCTCTCTACTCTGTACACCGCTGACACCCTCTACGGTGTTCAGGTGTATCGTCCTGAAGCTGGTTTTGTTCTGGCAGTACCTTCTGCCTAATAGAACTACGGGGGTCGGCAACGGCCCCTTTTCTTTTCCCTTGTTTTTCTTGGAGTAGTTCATGGCTACCACTATTAAACTTAAAAACGGATCAGGTGCGCCCGCAACTAGTGATTTAGTCCAAGGCGAACCAGCGATTGATCTGACTAACAGGCGCTTGTACACAGAAAACGGTAGTGGCGCTGTTATTGAAGTAGGATCAAACCCTAGTAGTCTTTCGATTGCAGGGACTGCAGTAACCGCAACAGCAGCAGAATTAAACATATTAGATGGTGTTACCTCTACGGCTGCTGAGTTAAACATTCTGGATGGCGTGACTTCAACCGCCGCAGAACTAAATATTCTTGATGGTGTTACTTCTACGACTGCAGAATTAAATATTCTGGATGGAGTGACATCTACTGCTGCTGAGTTAAATATCCTTGACGGAGTAACCAGCACAGCCGCCGAGTTAAATATCTTGGATGGCGTTACGTCTACAACAGCAGAACTTAACATTCTTGATGGGGTTACCTCCACTGCAGCAGAGCTAAACATTTTAGACGGTGTTACTAGTACTGCTGCTGAATTAAATATCTTAGACGGTGTAACAAGCACTACTGCTGAACTTAATATTCTTGATGGTGTCACTTCTACCGCTACAGAACTGAATGTTCTCGACGGTGTTACAGCCTTTGTTGATGAAGACAATATGGCTAGTGATTCTGCTACATCTATTCCTAGCCAACAATCAGTTAAAGCGTATGTAGATTCTCAAGTAGCTTCTTCTGATACTCTTGCAGAACTTACAGATACAAATATTACAAGCCCTGCAGATGCCTCTTTGTTATTTTATGACACAGGCACATCCAAATGGATTGACAACGCAGTATCTGGTGACATTACTATTGCTGATACTGGTGTAGCGGCTATTGGTTCTGGCGT